TATCATCAGAGAACGTTGCTCCTGTGGCTTCTCAGGAGGTCTCAGAGCCATTGCCAGCTACTACTGAGGAAGATGAAGCTATAGTACAGCAGATGATGAATGAATTGCAGGGGATACCAGAACCTGTAGAGGAGCCAGAGTTTAATGAAGAGGATGAGGCTATAATTCAACAGATGATGCTAGGTAGCGTACACAAGGGGCCAGCATTTGAAGTGGCAGCAAGAGAACCTACAGAGCAAGAGCTTATACAGGAGATCTTCTGATGACTGAAGCTGCTATAATGGAAGAACCTAGCATTGGAGATCTAAGGGGTAGTATCAGAGTGGATGATAAGATGAAGCTGCGGGAGTTAGAGTTAGCTACTCAGTACGAGTTGAAGTACTTATCAGATAGTTTCACAGATCTAAGAAGATATGTAAAAGGTAAGTTGGATACAGAATCTGATAGGTTTGAAGTACTAAATAAGAAAGTTAACTGGCTAATGTATGTTATACTGGCACAGTTAGCAGGTGTAGATATGGATATGTTGATGAGTTTGGTAAGTAAGATACCTGCCTAACTTTACTTCAGACGAAAAAATAGGGGAGATGCTTAATTGCATACTCCCCTTTCTTTTGCCTAAGATTTAAGCTTCAGCTTTAACTTCACTCAAGACTTCTTCAACATTCTTAAGTTTAGCAAGAGCATCAGATGCTAGCTCAGCTAACTCTTTATCAGTTTCAATAGCCTTGATAACACCAGCTAATGCTTGATCACGTTGGTCATCACCTTCCAAGCTACCGATTAAGTTAACTAACTCTTCTGCATTGTTAGTACGTAAAGCTGCGATGTATTGTTCTACGAAAGTTTCTAAATTAAAATCCATTATGTTTTTCTCATATATAAAAGGTTAACGTTATGTTCATCTAAGCAATCGTCCTCATGATCCCATAGATCATAGAAGACAAGTCTATCTAATCCTGAGGGAGATAAGCAGTTGTCTCTTGCATCGTCTATATCAGACTTTATCAGCTGCCAATCTAACTCATCAAGTAAAGTAAGTCTCTGACTACTGCTATAGTCCAGAGTCTCCTTCATTTCCTGCCACTTCGACATAAGCAAACTCCTCTGTCATAGTGTATGCACGTTGCAGTTCTCTCTGACACTTAAGAGCACTTGACTTGTGCTGGAATCTGTAGTACTTAACACTGTCATCATCAAAGGTTACTTCAAACCAGAAGTAAGGGATGAATTCATAGGTCTTGACATTAGAGATATACTTGATATCCCCCATATCAAAGCTATCATTCATGAATACGCAGTGTCTTGTTACAAAGTGATTAGCTTTAACAATTGGTGGTTTAATCTGGAAGTGCTGTACTTCTATTTCATTCATACTATACAATCTCCTCAGGTAATCCTTGTTTAGCACAGTAGTACCTAAAATTATTCTTCTCAGCCCACTCGGCATGGGAGTATTTTGTACCATCCTTACGCTTCTTAGCAAATGGCATAGCCTTCTTAGCATCCTGAAAGATGAATATAAGTTCTTCACTCTCAGCTAGGGCTTCTCTTACAAAGATATACTTGGCAGATTCTGCATTGTCTCTAAATCTTCCCTTGACTTCAATATATATTGTCTTACCTTCCACGTCCTTCCTGAAGTCGGGCTCGTATGTGTGACGGGAGACGTAAGGTATCCTTTCTCCATGATGCAACCACCCTGATAGTTCTGCTTTGTGTAAGTCATACTCTAATCCTGAGTCATACCCCTTAGGTGTTGCCTTCTTCTTCTTGAATACCTTTCTTCTTCTCATATACGAGTTCAAGAAGGAGTTGACAGTAGTGTATAATCTTTTTAATATCATCAGCCCCGTTCTTGTCCTTATGTCTGGTTATGTATTTAACTATACAACCTTCAATAAAACCTAGGTTGTTAGCAACTATGTATTCAATAGGTTGTATAGCTTGTTTCTTGTAGTGACTCCCTGCTATTTGTATATCAAGTGCTGTCATACATTCTCCGCCTCTGCTTGCCCCAGCATGTCCTCTAGTCTATTATACACTTCAGACTCTGCTAGTTCCTTACCTTCTCTACATATCCACAGCAGCTGAGCATTCTCTAGCATCATTTTATACCAGTAAGAACCGAACCTCTCGTAGTACCTAGCATAGACTTCTTTGAACATATCAACTTCATCTTCGTAGGTATCTATTCGCTGTACACACTTTGCTTTAGATCCCACATTGAACAAGCCAAGGATGTTATCGGTAGAGTCACCAGTAAGAAGCTGCTTGTAAAAAGATTTGAGACCATCGAGTTCACTGACAAACCACTTCTTCTCCTTTTGTTTACCACATTCCCAGCTGTAATGATAACCGGGGATCATGTCCATATCCTTATCTCTTGAACAGATAATGGTTAGGTCTTTGTCTGTGCATTGTTCAATGCCACACTTATCATCAGCTTCAATACCATAACAAACTTCAGCATCGTATTCATCTATCAAGTGTTGGCGGATAGCTGCCCAATGCGGGGGTTTCTCTGTATCTCTGTGCCCTTTGTAGGGTAGTATAGTTGCAACTTCGTTCCTGAAGTTTGACTTGCTATCAGTGAGGTAGAAGGAAGATGAGGTAGCTTCCACAGCTTTGAGCACTTGTTGTATTCTTTCATCTACTAAGCTCCTCGTTATCTCCCATGCTAACAGTTCATCTGTCTCATTGTCTTTGAAGTTACCATACTCGTAGGCGAAAATATCTGCGTCTACTAAGGCTCTCATGCAACACCTCCGCCTCTTCTGATATTATTCTTAACACCTCTGTATAAAGCTTTAACACAGTCAGGTGATAGGATTGTTATCTTGCCAAACATCTGTACGTCAGGGTGATACTTAGGATGTTTAACATTAGTTATAGCTACATCCTTCTCTTCGTACTGTACCCATGTTCTATCAGATGCAACATGCTTAGTCATCTGTCTTAATTCTCTGGCTAACTTGCCTCTCATTTGATCAACCTCTTGATGTAGTTACCTAAGCTGAAGTATAACGTACCAGCTAAAGCTGTGAGTAACACTGTGTAACAAGCTATTGATAAGTAGTAATAAGCTATGTGCATTGTCTGCTCCGTAAGAAAGGCAGCACGTACCCTATATGGGAAGAGGTGCTGCGCCGGTTAGCCTTGCCCGAAGTTTACTGCTTCTCGTACCTGATTCTGACGATACTCACCAATCAGTTCAAACACTTCATCTTCACCATTCTCAAACTCATACATGAAGGTATCAATGTCAGGGTCTTCAATGTCCATACCAGCCATAGGCTTAGTTACATTGGAGATGTTAGCATAAGTATCATCCCCCTTAACTGTATGGGCAATCTCTAACATACATGACTCCCCAATCAACTGTCTCATGTGAGTAGCATCAGCCTTGATAGCCTTGATGTACTTCATCAGCTTACCATCAGGGTTAGATGTTTGATTCATTGGGAATGTCCACATCATCTTCTGCTTCTCAACACCATCAATCTCAATGGTAGCTGAAGGGATAGTGAAACCAATAACTACCTGCGTCTTAACACCGTACTTAGTATCCTGATCACCTAGCTCTATGATTCGTGCTACCTTAGCACCGTATAAACCTTCGTCGATAACATCGTATTTAGGTTTGTCGCTTACTTGTGGATTAACGCTCATACTATTTACCTGCTCTGTTCAATCGGATTGATGCACACTCTAGTTCATAATCTACATTACCCTTCTTGCTCTGAGCTTCAAGTAATCTAGAGATCTGAGAGAACTCTTCAAGATCTTCTTTGGTTAATTCATCTCCGCTATTAGAGGAATACTTATCTTCACGTAGTGGATTTCTAGTAACTCTGATTGTGTCTCCCCATGTAGATGCTACAAGGTAGTCACCACTGTTGGTTAGATACTTACCTTCACGTAGTAAATTAAGGATATCTTTAGTGGTACGTTTTGGTGTTTCTACTTCAGTTTCTTTTGGGCTTACGCCTACTGTTTCGTTCATAGTTTCTGTCTCTATTGCGGTTTTAAATTCGTTACATATTTTGATGTAGCTGCTCATCAGATCAGTGCGTTGCATACCATGTCTTCCCTATCTCTGCTTCTCCCTTAATTATACACCTCGACCCTATGATAGTTCCTGCTTCTTCAATGGAATCTTCTAAGATCTTAGCTACTTGTTCGGCATGTTCTTCTTTAACTATCATCTGGAACTCATCATGTTGCATGGTAGCAAACTTAGCATCCAATCCCTGTTCCTTAACCTTCCTATCAGCTACAACCATAGCCCATTTCATTAGTACAGCTTCGAAGTTCTGTAGTAGGTATACTAGCAGCATGTGTTCTGACGTTACATATATCTTACGTCCATCTATCCCTAGTATATAGCCATGCTTCTTCCAGTATTTAGTCACTGCCTTAATGATCTCAGGTATAGCAGGTACAGCCTTCTCGAACTTACCTCTAACTACCTCAGCTTCAGCTGTTGAACAACCTATCTGTGCAGCTGTACGGTTAGCACCAGCACCAAACAGATAACCATAGAATACATTCTTAGCATGACTGCGGGATACCCCAGCTCTCTCTGCATTGATACTATGTAGGTCTATGTTAGGGTCAAGTAGGTAGTCAGTGAACTCTTTATCATTCATGTAATGAGCAAGGGCTCTAACCTGACACTGATCAGCATCTGCACCTACCACTACATAACCATCAGGTGCATAGAATACCTTACGCATTGTCTTCCATAGTGCCCCCTCTTTAGGAGCTGGTACGTTAGCAATCTTACTGTGGGTCATCCTACCTGTAGCTGCACCTAGTGTGTTAACCACGCTTGGTACACAGCCATCATCCCTGACATTGCGTAAGAAACCTTGGAGTTGATTCCTTTTGTGACTGATTTGCCTACGGTAGACAATGAGTGCCGCCGCTGGGCCAAGCTCTTTAAG